GCTTCGGTAGCTTCGGCAACTTCCTCAACAACTTCTTCAACCTGTTCGGTTGCTTCTGCTACTGGTTCTGCTACTTCGGTTTCTTCTGCCTGCTCTTGAACCTCTTCCTGCACTTCCACTTGTTGTGGAACTTCTGGTTGAGATTGATTTATTCTCCTTGCAGCTAATTGTGCAGGGGTGATGTTTGCTCCGCTGTGATTTTCTTTTAGAGCTTCAGCGACTGCTCCTTTGATTTCATCTGTCATAATTGTCCACTTTTTTGCGCCAAGCGATTGCGATAAAGTTATTATAACACATTAGCCAAATCGTCTCTCCAGAGTCTTGTAGTTAGACATCTGTAAGATTTGGTCATAGGTCAATATGCGACCACTAATTTGTTGTATTTGTTCAAAGTCAGCCTTGTGCAATTCTGCAATGGCTTCTTCTCTGAGGTCTCTTATAGTTAGTATGAATACTGCGAATGTTTCGTGATTTGATAATGCTTCTATTGCTGATTGTAAGTCCATAATGTGTTGTTAGTTTTGTACTGAAAATTTTTCATAGCCCCCTGTTTCTGAGCTCGCACCCTTAGAGTCCGGATGTATACCCTTTGAGGTTTTCTTTACCAATGGTTTCTTATCTCCCTTGAAGTAATAAGTAATGTTCGTACCCCCGTCTTTGTCTTTGCTGAACTCAAAGTCCGTGACAACGGGAAGCTTATTGCGCGTAGCATATCTATTGAACATCTTTGCCCTACGGTTTGCTAAGCCTCGTAGCACTCCCTTTTTGCCAGTTTCTTTATCTGATGCAGATACTGCGTCAAAGGTTTCATACAAAGCGTTTTCGTAATCACCCTTGATTAAGTTTTCCTTGAATTTATTAAACAAGCTTCCGGTGTTCCAGTGAAAGTCTTGAGTCGCTATTTGTACACTAGGTGGCATACGCTCCCAGTTCCTAAGACCAATCTGAGATTGTATTTCTTTTCTTTTATCTAGGGTCATCAATCTAGCAGCCTCCCTAGCTGGTAGCTCTTTGTATTTCTTCGGTCTATTCTTTATACCAAAAGCCCCAGTAGTGCTGTAGTCCTCAATGCTTACATGACTTTCCCTTCCCTCATTCAGAGATAGTATCTCGTCAACAAAGTAATCTTCGTATGCTAACGCCTTCGGGGTCTGGGGTTGAGCTCCAAGTAGTGTTCCAAATAATGTCATGCTACATTGTTTGGGTTTGTATGTTTCCCATTTGTGCTGGTTCTGTACCGATTCTTCCAATCTGAGCATTTTGTTGTTGCTGCATTTGGAATGTATATTGACCTGCGTATTTCTCGATACGGGCTCTGAAGGATTCGTCTTGTTGCAAACGAGCAGTAACATCAGGCTGAGAAGTATACTGCTGTATAACTTGCATCGCGATTTGTCCGCCATTTGGTCTAGCCGGCATTTCAATACCCGCAAATATCTTAGATAAGTCATCGGTTACTTGTTTGACCACTTGCTCTTGAGCTGTCTCAATTGGCTGCAATATTTGGTCTGCTAATACTGGGTCTACAGAGTTGGCGATAACTGTCAACAAATTATCTACATTGATTCGACCATTGCGGTCCAATGCAGTCAGTGCTTGTATCTGAGCTAGCTTCTTCTCTTGTGTCTCTGGGTCTGTGTTTAGCACATCGTATGAGATGGTTACATCAAAGTCTTCGTTGGGGTCTCCTTTGCCAAATGTCTGAGGGTCAGGTGAGCCAGTTACTCTAAAGAATATACTGTCTGGTCCAAATCTCTGGTAGCATTTGTAGGCTAACTTAATAACTTCTGCGGAATGCTTGAGGAATTTGTTTACCAAGTATTGTTTCTTGAGTCCACTAATAGGAGACTCGTCTAATCCCATCAACCTATCTGCCTGTGCCTGTAGTGTAGTTTCTATTTCTATAGAACCACTTGGCAATGGAGGGGTTGGTCCGAAGTCTAGGTCACCCTTCCTTCTATATGGAATCATTCTGGCAGGTCCATAGTCCGTTGGCGCTTGACCAACGGGATGTAATATTGGCGGTAATGTAGCCAAGCTGTTCCTGTCTATTCTAGAGTCTCTTTCTATTTTAACTTGATTTTGTATTCCTCTTAATAGGTCTGGAGCAGTCATAGTGTCGTAGAGTCTCTTAGAGTCCTCTGAGTATTTTGTGACTACTATGGGATAATCCTCATATCCATTAAGCAATTCATGTATAGCGAATGCTGGAGATGACTCATTACCGCTAAATTGTTTATGGAATACCGTGTAGTAAATCCCTTCTGAACCATCCTCTGGGTCAATTAATCTTTGGTATCCATAAATTAGTTCAATCAATTCTTCAGCTTCGTAGCCGTAGTCTTGAATCAAATTGCTTCTGCGTCCTTCTTGCTGCTTCTCTATGTCGAGAACATCTACACCCCTGTAGTTGTCAATCATTTCAGCAACGAAGTCAGCATCCCATCCATCTGTAATAACCTTTTGCTCTAGCTCCTGTGGAGTATAGAAGTTTCGCCAAAAACAATATGGCGCTTTCTGTGGGTCAGTTACATAGGGTGGTAAGAAAAAGTCAAAGTCAGGTGCAAGTGTTTTTACTTCTGGGGCGTTTACCATTCTTTTTACAACTGGTAACTTAGCCTTGCCCTTCTTGCGTAAATCCTTGAGTGCTTGCTTGCATCTTTTTTGGGTAACGCCATCAAAGCTTTGCTCCAAGAGCGCAATCAGTGATGCATCATCATCTCCATTCTCAATTGCTTTAGCAATGTTTGGAGACATCTGGGCAATTTGGATTAAATCTAACTCTTGAAGAAACTTGCGGTCCTCTCTTTGCCAGCCAACATGAGTAATAAGAATGCCTCGCTCCAACAAATAGTTGCAACCTAGCTCCATCTCTTTCTCAAAACGATTGATGTAGCCAGAGCTAATCATCCACTTTAAGAATCCAGACACCATCTTAGAGCGAGCAATGTCTCCGACCTCAACGGGGAATGCTGTTACATTCGCACGATTCAAGGATGACATCAACAACGCCACTAGCCTTGATATTCGCTCGTCAATAACATGGGACTCCATGTCAGATGCGCCCTCCCAAGGGAAAGCGTCTGCCCCATGTTTTCTTTGGTCACGAGATTTCCCAGCCCAGTAGTTTCTTCTATTGTCGTATGAATCACGGCATAAGTCGAAATATGGTTCTAGCTCGTTTACTGTTTGCTCATAAGCGTGGCGCAAATGATTTATGTTTGGCTCATCACTTATGTAAGTCAATGATTCAGAAATGTCGGCTTCTTGCATATGCTTTTATTTTATCATGCTTATCAAACAATCTTTGGAACAATCATAGTATATCGTTCTTCTTCTCCTTCTTCGTTCGTTTGTTCTAGGTAAACCATACGACTTGTTTTCATATATCTTACATACTTTCTGGGTATCTCCATCTTAACGCATCCGTTCTTTTCTTTGACAGAAACAAATGCAAATCGTGGATTTGGTGCTATATTCCGTATTGTACCCCTATATATCTTGGGTTTCTTTATTATCATCTCGATGTTGTCATCAAGTAAGTCTTGCCCTACTTCGTTAATCCAAGTGTTCTTGCCCTTACCTGTGATTGCTATCTCGTCAAGTATGTTGAATGCAAGGTCTTGTGCTTGCTGAAAAGAAATGCCATATTCTTCTGCTATATCCTTTAACCGTTTTTTTGCCATTAGTATCCTCCTGTATTGTTTACTGTTGTTGCTAAGCTTCTTCCTGTTACATGGTCAGGACCCTCACCACCATTTGTCATTCTTAAATATCTCATTAAATCAAAAAAGTCTTTTAGCGCCTCATCGGATTTTCCGTTTGACCCATAGTTAATCAATGAGTCAATCAAGTTCCCGCAGTCTTCGTGTATGTAGCACAGGGGTTTGTTAATCTCATCTATGTCTAGGTTTGGGTTATAGCTAAACCATTCGTCCAACGCGCTGATGCCTACCTCTTCTCTTCGTCCGTCACTAGCAACGAAGTTCATTCCAAAGTCATCGAATGACCTAAACAAGTCATCGTTGTTCTCATTTTCTTTTGCAAAGAATCTAGAGTCACCTATTCGTTCGTATATCTTTATCCCTAGCTCTTCCTCTATTTCATTGAACAAGTCTACATATCCCTCGACATTGTATCCTATCTTCTTTGATGCAGGACCATATCGCCACTTGGGGTCTCCGAACAATGCCCACTCTCCATATAAGTTTCTGTCTGGAAACTCTTTTGCTATATAAACTTCTCCTTGTTCGTTTACTCCAGCCCAAAGCGCTGAGTAGTTCCTAGCCCCAGCGGGGTCAACTACCATGTAGCAAGTAAACTCCCTTTGGTTAGATATATCAGGGAAAGCCATACCGTATTTATTGGGCTCTTTGCGCAATACATTTACCTCTGTATTAAATAATGGTAATAACGTTGTCATTGACTTGACTGGCACACCGTATGCTCTTACTAATATATCTTCTTCAGGTCTTCCCACTAGGTCTTTGGCTATTCGCTCATATCCGCCAAATGGGTTTTCGTCTGAATGTAAGTATACTATGCTCGCATCTCTCTCAGGACTATATTGTTTTACCGGTAATGACTTATTTAATAATTCTGCTTGCCTTGTCTCTAGTGTCTCTGCTCCTCGTAGATACTCATTGATAAAAGGCGTATACCCATCGATGGGTGTAAATCCAATTAACATTTTGGAATCCCTTGTTGCTAGGCGGAATCGTAAAGTGTTAACCAATGTAGAATCCCCGAGGTATTCGTCCAACCATGCGCCTATGTTCAAGGCATTGGGTTTCTTGAAACCAAATTCAAAACCCTCTAGTATCGTTTGGTTATTGGTAAACTGTGTATAAGTCTTGAAGTCAACCCTCGTCCTAGTATCCGGAAAGATAAAAGAACTACCAGTAAAACCATTTTGCATAGAAAAATTAATATAACCTTCTATGCCTTTAGTCTTTTTCTTAAACTCTTTGGGCATCATTTCCCATACAGCAGCTTGCTGTACCTTAACAGAGGTATCTGCATTTTGGGAGAAACATACGATATGTCCATCCGTGTTCTCCATTACTGCTTGCATTACTAATTTCGCGCACCCAGTTGTCTTACCACTTCTGTTTCCCCCAAGGGTAAGGCACTCATTTAATTCCTCTAAGCCCTCTCGCATTCTCCTCCATCCAGCTAAATCAAACCCAAATCTTACTGGGTCTTCCTCTGCTGCCTCAATCCTACCCTCGTGTGCCTTGTGCAATTCAGTGAGCAACCTTGGGTCTTGCTCTCCTAGCAATACTATCTCCTCGTCAGTAGGAGGCTTGAGCATAGGGTGATTGGTAAATTTAATCTCCATCTTCTTCTTTATCCTCTTCTTCCCAAATGATATCTAAGATGTCTGTCTTGCCTTCCATATCTAGCTTAGTCTCATTGATAAGCATTCTACCTACCTTGTGGTTGTTGTAATCATAGAACAAGTCACCGTCATCATCCATTACTATGAACATATAGTTAGAGAAGTGTTCGCCCAAATTGCCACGAACCTTATCAAACAAATCATCGTAATCCTCAGTTATCGCCATCTATGTCTATAACATCTCCTTTGATTTTCTTTAACCTATCCTTTGCTGCCTTTAAAGTATCCTCGTAGTCCTCTTGGGTGTATACCTTCCTGTCCTCCGTAATATTAGTAGCCTCACCTCTGGCAGTGAGCGCTTCCCTGATAGAGTTAGACTTCGCTATACTCAGTTCCTTTAAGTCCCGAAATGTTACTTCTAGCTCCCCTGTCTCCATCCTGCCCCGAACTTGCTCAATCAAATCTTCTTCCAACGAACTCATATGCATATAGTTCCTTGCCGCAATTTGCCCAGACATTTCCTTGAACTTCCCAAAGTAATCTGCGTAGTCCGTTAGTATACTGACTATCGTATTCCTGTCATATCCATATTTGCGGATGAGCCTAGTCTGGCTGTTACCTATACTATACAAATATAATATATCCGCTACCTTGTCGGGATTATAACGACTAAGGCTCTTAACCCTCATAGCATCCTTCTTTTGCACTACCTCATTGATAGCTTGCCGAATGGTTGCTACTAGCTCCTCCTTAGTCTTGTCCTCGCTCATGGTATCAGTTGCTTTAGAGGAAACAGTATCCCCTTACTAGTATTATTATCTCCTCCTTGTACATCCCTCCATGTACCCAGCATTGGTCTTATCAAGTCCTTGAGCCTATCCGTTGGATAGAACATACTTAAGTCCTCTACCACAAAGCAGTAGAACTTAGACTCAGTAGTGGATATCCCACTGGGCTTACCC